TGCCTGTTTTGTTCGTTGTTCGATAAATAAAGGGTTATCCAATAAAGGTTTATTATAGAGCGAAAACTCACCGTATTCTGTATCCTTAATCAATCTACCGAAACGGGTTTTTATACGTTCTTCTGCGTAAACTTCATTAGTATAAAATTCAATTATCATATCATCTTTTTTGACAAATCTTTTTGTTTGGTCGCCCCTTATTTTAAAATAATCAAAATAGGGGTTAGTTACTTGAATGTTGTTAGCTATCAGAACCGCACGACAATTGTCACGTTCGCGAATAATTGTATCCATTAGCGACAAAAAAGACTCCACCTCATTATTTAAGTACCTTAAACTTGATTTTTCAATGACAAATTCATCATATATAATTTTTGTCACATTTGGATAACTTGACGACTTCATTTGTTGGGCTGTTGAAAGTGATACTAAATACCCTGACACCTCTCCATTAATCATTAACTTATCTCCATTCACCGAAAACTCAACATCTTTAAAAATACCTGTACTTATAATATCATCCCAAAACGTTGTTTTTAATTTTTTCATTTCCGTCTTATATCTACGAACCCAAACAAACTGATTTTTCCCATCACTTTTAATAAAATCATTAACACACCATTTTTTAGCACAAAATGTTTTTCCACCCCCACGTTGCCCTATAATAAAATTTAAAATCTTGTTATAAGATAATAAATCGGATATATCATAATATTTATTCATGATTGCTCTCCTTTCACTATTTAAATATGATAAAGAGAAACAACATCATAGTTGTTTCTCGCTATCTCTTTGGATAATTTTTTCACTACATATTGAGATAATACGGGTGTTACTATCAACAATCTTCGCCAATTCTTCAATCTTGGTTGTAAATTCTCGAAACATATTCATCAATCGTTCTTCACGTTTTAAATTTTCTTCTCGTTCCATCATAATTAATTTGTAACACATAAAGCAAACCCCAAAACACATGACAATAGGAAACCCCATTGTACTAACCATCTGCATTAAATCATCCATTATACTACACCACCCCCTTTATATTTAATTTAACGACTTAATCTATATCCAACAGTTGCCGTTCCGTAAATTTCTAATCCATCGGGAATTTCATTAATATTTGTTAACGGTGAACCATCTTTCATAATACCAACACGCAACATTTCATTCAAGTATTGAACGTTACCACAAACGGCATACCCTTGATAAGAATATTTAATAATGGTATTAACATTAAAATCAATAAAAACTGAAGGCTTTGTTCTAAATGACAATTCAACTTGAATAAAGTTACCATTTGGGAATGATGATGTTGTTACATTTACTGAACTAAAAAGATTTTTTGGTGAACCCAACACATTATTAGCGGAACTAAACTCGAAAACCTTTTTAGTAGCGTTCCAAGTAATATAAAAAGGAACTACTCGGGGTAGTAAACACGTTCCCTTATGCTCGTTTGATGTTGCGGTACTATATAAATCTAAACTTTGAAACTTATGTGCGTTTGTTGGTTGATACATATAGACACGACACGGGTTTGCCCACATCATGAAAATAACGGGCGAACCATAACGCATACCAACTTCAATTCCTTGGGGTTCGTTTGCATAACCATTATTATCATAACCCACATAAACTTCTTTATAAAAGGTATGAGTGTGTAATAAGTTACCGTTTAAATCTAAAATATTTAGTTTACCCGTTGTTCCATGAGAGCCTGTCATATAGTAAATTTGTTCTTCAAATACTGATAACCCTTGCGGAACGCCCAAACTTTGAATTTCAATTGTTTCTTTTATTACACCGTCAAACCCTACTTTATGAATTTGGATAGGACTTGTATACTCTTTACACGTAACAACTATCAATTGATCGTTGACGTTATCAACCGAAACTAAAGCGTTACTGTTCAAATGTGATAAATCAATAGTGTTTATAATTTGATTTGTTTCAAAATCATACTCCCATATAATTGTTTTATTATCCTGTCCACCACTTGCAATATAAAAACGTTGGTTAGAAACCCTCATACAAATTGACGCTATATGTCCAAAATTATTTTCCTTTGTTTCAATAATATCCCCGTTGTATGACATCTTATGAACATAAGTGACATTTGTATTTTCTCTACTATGTTCCCCGACATATAAATAACCGTTTTTATTTGCCAACCCTTGAAAATTTGCGGTTCTTTTTGAATATGGAACATGGCACAATAAATCAAGGGGTAAACTATTAACCACATCTGACGGGTATGTTAAAGACTCTTTTAACGATACGGGTTGGGGAATAAGTGGAACATGGTTTTTTTCTTTTTCAATCTTTATTAAAACATCATTCATTTGTTTTAAAGATTGATTAACCTTGTCATTTAAACCACCCAAAATTTCGTTTGAAATAATGTTGTTCAATGTTCCGTTGTTTAACCACTCTTTTAAAGTTTTTACCACATATTCTTCTGTCATTAACTCACTATCAACAACATATTTTGCCAACTCATTATATTTATTTGTTAAAGCATAAAATATTTCTAATGTTGTCATACCTTTAATATCTTCTATTGTAAGTATGTGTTTCATAATATCACCGTCCTTAATAAACCATCATAAATAAATCTGAACACTCTTCAATAATTAACTCATTAATATTAAGCATAACTTCTCGCCATTCTTTTAAAAGTTGTGCGGTTGATGTAACCCCGATATTACCTTGACTAATTAACTCTGTTTTTTCTTGTTGTCTACTTACACCCTCGCTTGTCGCATTACCTGTCGATGAATTGCTATTCTCCGTTGTTTGATTGCCTTCATTAAGATTTACAATTGCAACTCCGTCATTCAAACTACTTTCTTTAAAAGAACCCGTTCCCTCGCTTTGTGAGTTGCTTTGACTTTCTTCGTTCACCTCACGAATAAATGTTTCTTTTAAATCTTTATTAAGCATAAAATTTAACTTTTTACTTTCTAATTCTGAATGATAAAGTTGCTTATAATAAGGCATTTTTAAATTTAATCTTGATTTTAACATATGTTCCCAACGGTCAAACGTTTCAGCACCTATCTCATGAAAATAGTAACTATCAATAAATTTTCGTTCAAACTCTTGTTTAATCTGTTTTTCATCTGTATAAAAATCATATTCAAAATTAAAAAGTTTTGTTAGAGGGTTATTAACTAATGTTCTCAACTCCACTGTATAACTCGCCATCAAATAACACCCCTTCCAATTTTTTAGCACTAACTTTAATATCTAATCCATAACGATTATTAATTTTCTCACAGGCTAACTGTCTTTCTCGTAAACCAATTTCAACATTTAATGAGATTAACTCGTTGTTGGCATTTGTTTCATCAACTATTAAACGTTCTTTCTTTTCTACGGTAGAATTAACACCCAAAAATGATAATAATTCTTTTTCAACTTCAAATCTATGTTGTTGTAATTTATCAACTAAATAGGGGGCTTCACAAGATATTGCTTGTACCTTCAAGTCACCTTTTTCATTTAACATTTCTTTATTAACAAATATAGCAGGTTCACCACTATACATTTTAGCGTATAGGTTTTTTAATGTTAATTCATTTTCTTTTGTCGTTGCAAAAATAAAAGGTACTTTTTGTTGAATTAAATTGGTGTTCATAGCACTATCTATTTGTGCCAATTTCATACAATAATAATTCAACGTTGTATGAGTTGGGGTACATGTTGGGTTGTTTAAAATACGTACACCATCTTCAACACGTTTTTGTTTAGAATATCCATGTCCTGTTATCGTTAAAGATGTTGGCTCTCCGTAGATGTTCATATTTTGTGAGTTTGAACATGGTAGACAAATCAACCCCAATTCATCATCGTCATAGAAAAAGGCTTGTCCTTGATTTAATAATGCTTTTTCAATGTGGCGACTTTCCATGCCTTTCGGTAGATTTTCCCACTCGTAAATATTCAATGCTAAATTGTTATAATGTGATAAATGAATATTTAATAACTGTTGTTCTTCAACTTGCAACTTTTTATAAATTTCATTAATGGTTAAAACCTTTCTCGCCATGTCTTACACCTCCTTATTATCAGGAATATAATTGCCAACATAATTTCCGCTAACAGACATATGCCATAAAGTAACCCCACGATCAAATAGATTTATAATTGTTTCCATGTGTTGTTTGGGTACTCCTTCACCTGTAATATTAGCATTAACTGTTTTAACATAGTTGAAATATTTGCGTGTGTTGATTGGTGGTGTCATTAATTTATTTTGTTTTGTTCCGTATTGGTGGAACATTAACCCAACACGTTGTAAATAATCTTCGGGGTAACCGTAAACATATTTACATAAAACCTCGTCCATTTGCAAGTTAAATAAACTATCTGCCCCACAATCTTTAACTGTTAAACCTTGTGATTTTAAATCACTTTGTTTTGCGTGTTCACCTACAAAATTCATAACACCATTTGTTAAACCACTTGCAATTGTACCAACATTCAAGGATAACAAACTTGAACCCATGTTAACAACGTTGTTCACTTTTTGCATTTGCAAATTTGATTGATTGTTCGCCATATAATTCAAATAGGCACTATTTGAGAGGGGGAACGGTAAACCACCTGTCATACTACCCTTTAACAATCCGATGTTGTCACCTTGATAGCCTTCAATATATAGTTGATAAATTCCTTGTGTATTTAAACCATATCTCATACGCACCCTTTGAGATGATTTTGTTAAATCTAAAAACTCACTACTAAATGATAAAGGACTTGACACACCATCCCATATTTCACAATAATGAAAAGGGTAATTCCACAACTTACCTTCGTTCTGCCATTTCCACACACCGCCAATGTCTGTTCCCTTGATATAATCATATGGTTCAAACTCTGCAACAATTGTGTTACTACCTTTTGTTGATTTAATACGTTTTAATGATTTGGTGATATTGTTCATGTTGTAATCAGGTAAAAACTTTTTATCTAATGTAACATTTTCAACATCAAAATTATTTGTATAAGAACCCTCAGTTGATGAAAGATATGGAATATAATTTAATGAGATAACTTCTTCAATTGGTGGAATATCAATCTTGTTTGTGTCTTTTGATAATGATTGATATGGTATTAAATAATAACTAACATTCCCACCCAACACATAACCGTTTTGTGTTTGAATGGTTTGTGAAAAATAATCATTCCCCATGTTTACACCTCACCATATAACACCGCTCTAATGTCAGGGTTGATACAACATGAAAAGTCCATAGCAAATGGGTACTTTCTAACTTCCCAATGACAATGTGAACCCGTAGAATTTCCCGTACTTCCCACATAACCCAACACTGTTCCTGGTGTTACGGATTGCCCAACACTAACCAACGGTAATTCCTTCATGTGTGCCAATATGTGTAGATAGTTTTCATCTTCGGTTCTGATACGAACATGATAACCAAACCCACCGTCATTTGGGTTTGTTCCTACACTGTCGACTTTACCATTACACGGTGATAAAATTTTGAAACCGTCATTATTTGCAATATCCAAACCATAATGTGAACCGCCATTTGGATATTCTCCAAACAACGCACTGATTGTTCCTGTTGTTGGGTATTG